TATAGTTTTTCGCAAAATACACAGGATCTTTTTTACATTTTATAAATTGCTCAATTTGATCCTTGGTAAACTCTATTGGTGTATTTGCCTTTTTTAATAGAGGATTACCCAGATATTGATCGTTACTCATTATTTATTCGTTCTTAAACTGCCCTAAACCAATGCAACTTAATGTCTCTTGTTGTTTAAAATATAGCTTCACATAACACTTACAAATGTTTCTAAGTGATTCAATATCTTTACATTCGTCCAAATCTCTTGACATTTTTTCGTATTCAAATATTTTAGTTAGATTTGTCAGTTCAATACTTTTTGGGTCCATTTGGTTCTCCTGTAAATAATAATGGTTTTGTTGGATCATTTGCCGAAGGATTAAATGCTAATACAATTGCATTTGGATAAACTTTTCTAATTTCTCTTGTTACTTCCGTTTTTGTTGGTCTAGTAAATTGTTGAAAAAACATTTGAGTTGTTATGTATTTTCCTCTCCAATTTATTAGTATAGTATATGTAGACCCACGAGACTGTATTCGTAGATAATTTTCATCTAGTTTTTCTTCATTTTTGCTGCTATTTCCCCAGTTTGCTGCACCTACTTTACGACATTTTACGAGTGCTCCTGATGCATATGCAGAAGGCCAGACTTTATACCTTGATTTGACTTTTGTTTTGCAGGCATCTTCCTCTACATACTCTTCTGTTGCAACATTTATTGCCTTACCTTTTCTATCTGGATTTGGATCCTCTCTTCTTTTTCTTTCTGCCGCTCTTTCTTCTTCTTCGGGAGACATTTCTGCTGCCATTTTTGAACTACCACATTTTGGTTTGGTAGTTTGTCCAGGTTGTTTTGCACAAGGAGCACCTGCAAATTCGCCTCCAAGTTGAACCCACCCTGGTACTTTTTTTCCTGTTTTTGGATTAGTTCCACTTGATTTTCTAAACCAATCCCCTAAGTTATCATCACCAGACTTTGATGCCTCTTGAATTTCTGTTTCTTCTGGAACACAATTTGGAACCATTTTCTTTCCCTTCTTTTTCATTCCAACTTGCTTATAACCATCCCAACACGATTTATCTTTTTTTTCTTCAACAACTACCTCACCTTTGAGGTCATAAGAATTCCTCATCATCCTTTTTCTTAGTTCTGGATCAAGATTTCTATAATTAGATTTATCGTCATAGTTTTTAGCATTATCAGCAACAGCACCTAAAAATGGTACACCTTTAAGTGCTTGTTGCATTGCACCAGAAGCAGTGGTTGGTTTAGGTGTTGAAGTTGCTGTAGATGTTGGAGTTGTTGTTACTGGTTTTACAGAAACAGGTTTTTTGTCTGGCGTTATTCCACTTGCATTTGATTTAATTTGCGAAGTAATAGGAGCATTTTTGTTGTGTCTATTAACATCAGATTGATATAATTTTCGGTCACCAGATAATCCAAGATCCGATTGAAAACTACCGGGTATTTTAACACCTAAAACTTTCTGTACTGTTCCAGCAGTAGTATATTTAGACCCATCATCTTTTTTTTTAGTTAGACCAGCAACGACTTTACCACTTCCAGCAAAACCAGATGGTAGGCTGTAGTTATAAGAAATCTCATCAATCTGTTTAGTTTCTGTTTCATCACTATTCAGATAATCTGCCGCAGTATCAATATAATCTGCTGCCTTGGTAATTTTTGATTGCACCCAGGCTTCAATATTTCCTTCTCCTTTTAATTTTTGCATTAATCTATTAATTGCACTTTGAATTACTTTAAGTTCACTTCTAGCCATTGAATGTTCGTGATCTTCAGATAAAATATAATCACACATCATCATATCTGTCGCAAATCTCCAATTTTTAAAAGTACTATTTTTCATTTTATTTTTTACTTTCTATTATTTAGAAATATCTTCTGCATTTAATCCATTCTTAAGAAGTTTTTGAAGTTCTGCAGTAGAACCAATAAAGAGTGCATTTGTAACATTCTTTGGTCCAGATTTTTCTTCTTTTTTGAGTTCTTTTACTTTTTGATGTATATCCATTAGTTTATCAGTAGAATCAGCAACACTTTTAATCAACTGTCCAAAAACTTCATATGCCCTTGGTTGTTGTCCATCTTGAGCAAGTTCCAAAAGACTTGTTGCTGCTTCTTGTCCTTTTTCAATTAAATTATAAAGAGTTCCACGAATATAATCATAATCCAATTCTGAATGATCTTTACTTTGAATACTTTTTATTTCTTTTTTTGATTCTTTAATAATTTCTTTTGCAGTAATTGTTGCTTTAATTTCCAAAGATTCATCTATCTTATCAAAATTATTTTTCATACATCTATTCCTTTGGTTGGACTATAAATTTTTCCATCACCATAGTCATAACGATATTCACTAAATCCAAAATCATCATCCTGTTCAATTAGAGCATCATCTGCATTATTGATAATATTTACAACCGCACCAACAATATGTGATACAATTTGGGTTTCATCTTGTCCCCTATTAACTGTAATTGTTTTTCCAGATATTTCTTTAATATACATTTCTTCATTATCAATTTCAATGTAGTCATTCACAGAAAGTGATGCTGCATTGCTTACATCAAATTTGGTAATTTTGTCATCTATATGTTCTGCCAGTGAAGTTGTATTATCATTGGTATAATCTTGTATTGCTCTTGGTTCAGCAATATAACGAAGTTCTCTACTAGCATTTTTTCGGTTTGTGTTTGTATAATAATCGACTTGTACTTTTTTAATAAGACCTTCAGTAGAATCGGGTAATGGTCCAAATAAATATGTTTTTGCTGTAAAATCTAAATTATAAATTATAATTCTTTTTTCATCATATCCACTTTCATAATTATCTTTAAAATTTATACCTCCAAGAACTATTGGAATATCACGTTTTTCACCTATAGAAGATACTAAATCAATTGTTAAATTAAAAGATGGCTGAAAGTATGGAAGAATTTGTTCTACAATTTGAAGAGCATCATCATTATATTGAGTCATAATTGAAAGTTGTATGCCCAAATTATAAGGAACAGGCATAAAAACTTTATTTACGGTTTTATCGTCTACATTACTTTTAGCTATAAATGTTTGCATAGTAGAAACTTTTCTACTATTATCATATTGAATACTATTCATTTCAAATGCAATTCTTGGAAGAGTTATAGAATTTCTTTTTCTTAAATCTGGTTTTTGTTCTAATCTTGCTAAAAACTTTTCAACAGGGCCATATGCAACCGGAACTTTTATAGTACTAAAATCACTATCATCTTGTTTTTTGTGTTTGATATTAATATCATTAAATAAAGTACCAAATGCAATAATTGTCTTGCGAATTATTTCGTGATAATAGTATTTTCCTAACATAATAATACCTTTATTAAATATTTAGATTTAGTAATCCCCAAAAGGGTTTCTTTCACTGAAATCTAAAATTTCATCTGCTTCATTTTCTATTGGTATGTTATCTGCGTAATCATCATATTCATCTTGAGTATTGATTAAACGAATTTTATAATTTGCATTTGATCCTCCACTTGTTGTTCCCATACCAACTACAGATTCTCCCTGAATAAAACTTCCATTTAAAGTTTTGACTTGAAGTATTCTTGTATCATAATCCCAATCATTTACATAAGCAGTAGTTCCGGTTGAAACTCCTCTTACTATTTCATTAAATATATAATTGCCCGTAGATACGCCAACAGGTGAAGATATTGTAACTACTGGTGGCTTATAACCTGCTCCAGCATTAGTATAAAGAATTGAAGTTACAATACCAGAAGAATCAATCAATGCTAATGCAGTTGCATTTGTTCCACCAACAGGTGCAGTACTTATTGCAACAATAGGTGCAGTAGAATAACCAACACCACCACTAATTAAATTTATTGGACCCAAAGAACCAGAAGATATAATTGCTGTTGCTATTGCACCAGATCCACTATTGCTTATAATACTAACAGTAGGTACGACTGTATATCCAATACCTGGATTTATAATTAAAATTTTATCAATTGAACTTCCAGTTTGGCCAGAACGACTCGTCATTATTGCAACTGCTGTCGCATTTACACCTCCAGAAGACGCAGTGCTTATTGAAACAATTGGAGCAGAAAGATATCCTGTTCCGTCATTAATTAAATCTATTCTTGATACCGAATTGCCACCGATAGGCCAAATATTGGATGCAAGTTCTGCAGTTGCAGATGCTGATGTTGCACCTGAACCGACCATAATAAGTTTTGTGATATATCCAAAATCTTTTACTGACTCATCAACTTCATCAATACTTGTATTGATTATATCATCTGCTTCATAATCCATTACTTCACATCTTAATTCGTAAACATATAAATTATTCAATTGATAAAATGGTTTTTTTCCTTCTACATATTTGATTTCAAAAATTGTATTATCTAATGGAAGATAAATTAAATCTCCATCTTGTGGTCTTGATGCTATTTCAATTTGTGGATTTAAAGAAATAAATGGACTAATAAAATCCTCATATCTTTCTTTTGAAATTATAAATGTAACTTCGTCAGTAGTTTTTACACCAAATTTTGATAGAATGTCTCCTTGACCTCCAAATCCCTCATAATTAACTAAATATGCTTCAATTCTGAATGAATCATCAAATTCTGATGCTGTTATTTCTCTTAAAATTGTATTTTTATTGATAATATTTCTTGGAAGATATACTATATCTTGCCCATACATTTTCAATTGTTCATTAATCAAATCTTGTACTAATCTTTGTTCACTAGAAGAACCCTGCAAAAAATATGGATTAAGTGGAGACATAATATTATCCTATAAGGTCCATTGGTGGCAATTCATATTCCGTTTTAAGTTGATTTTCTGCTTCTTCTATTTCTTTAACTGCATCATCAAAAAGTTGTCTTCCATTAAGTTGCACACCACCAGGAAGTAATACTCCTTGGAATTTAATCATATTCTGTCCCCACTGTCTTTTGATTAGTGCAGTTAAATATTTTTTTAACCACCAATCATTATAAACACTTGATGCATCTGCGGGATTTACCATTCTATAGCAATCCAATATAAGATAATTGTTTGGGCTCATTTGGCTCCAATCAATATCCAAATATAATCTATGATTTTTTTTATTAAAACGAATTTGAATATCGGGTGTGATTAATCTACTCAAATCTTCCAAATATGTCTTAACCATTGCATAATTTAAAAGATCTAATGCTCCGTAATAATATAAATCGTTTAGGAATAATTGATATTTAATATTAAATAAACCACTTGATATTGTACTTGAATCTATTTTAAATACGTTATTTACACCGATTACGTGATCTGGAAGTTTTATAAAATTATTGGTTTCTGTATAAGAAAGAGTAGCAATCCCAACAGTAGATGTAGCAGTTGTAGTGGTAACACCTGTTCTTATTGTATTTAATTCATTTTGTGATAGTTGGTGTTTTAAAAATACTTTTTCAATTCCATCATAATGTCTTTCATTAAAATATTGAATTGCATCATCAACCAAATCATCAATTTGATCGTCATCTACATTAATTTCTACGACTGGATATCCAAGTTTTCGTAAAGAATAATCAATTAATCCTTGACGGGATGATGGTTGAGTCATTGTTGAATTCCTGCCTCTTCGTATTTATCTTCTGGTTTTATTTTTCTTTTTGATTTTAATATTTCATCATTATGTTGTTGCAATTCAAGATTTGTTGTTAATAAAATATTTTTTTGTTCTTCAAAATCTTTAGTGAGTGATTGTAATTTTGCCTCTAATAAAATATTTTGATTCGTTAATGCTGAAATTTTTTGATGATACAGATTAACTAAGATATTCACATCAACTTCACTATTCATAATTAGAATGTTCCTCCGTCCAAAGTATCAGTCCACATTGGCTTATTTGTATATATTGTTGTTACTGTTCCTGGTATGATTGAAATATTTGCACCATTTACCTTCAAGTCATTTGTAGTATCAAATGTTCCCTGAACACCAATTAATGTAATTGTTGTTCC